TTGATTTTACTAAGCCTACCAGCCTATATTCTTCGTATTCATCCATATTAAGATTACTTTCGTACTATTTCTTTTTTAGCTATGAGGGGATTTGTCGGCAAGACTGCCAAGAACTTTGGAGTCTACGTGCTTTCCACCGTTCTTTTTGCCAAAATCCTCAATAAGAACACCGTGCTTGATCTTCATATCAAACTCAGCCTTTTCACGGTAAAGCGCACTTTCGTTTGCATCACTAACTTCGCCCTGTTTGGACATCTGCTTCATGATGTAGTCCTTACCGTACATCTGTTTGTTTCCGTATGGCATAATGTTATTCCTTTTTTTAAGTTTAAGATTGATTTTGTAAATTCATTAAGAATTGCTGTTCTATTGTTGGTTCTTGTCTTTTATAAAAGTCGGGCGTTTCGCCCAAAGCTCTTTGTGCTTTATTAATTTGTTCTTGTTCTAGAGATACAGGATCAAGTTCTTGATCTTCAGTAGTTATTTCTTTTCCCATACGTTGCCGTCTTTTATATTTATCAATAATATGTCCTGCATATCTTTCCTCTACTGGAGATAATTGACCTGTTTCCATTTCAGATAAAAATCTGTCTTCTTCTCCTAATCTACTGTGAAGTTCAGGTCCAAAATCTCTAATGCCTGTTAATTGTTCCACTTGTTTTGCTACACCAACATCGTAAGGAAGATCACTTATTCTACGGATATCGGACATGTGTCCTCTGAAATCTTCTATACTTCTAGGTTTTTCTGTAAATTGATATTTTTGAAAAGGTCTACTTTGACTTTCTAAATCAGAAACTTCTTTCCATATTTCAGGTTGCGTCCTTTCCCATAAACCAGCATCTAAATCGCCTTCACCGAGAGTTTCTTCTACTGCTAAATCAAATTCTCTGTCATCATATTTAAGCGGATCAATTCTTCCAAAACCAGCTAAAGGATCGCCTTTTTCTTCAGATAATTCTGGATCAATTTCATCTTTTATAACTTCGATACCTTGCGCTAAAGCCTCTTCTAAAGGAAAACTTAAAATAAAACTTGATGTTCCTGCTGAAAGAATGCCTCCAATTAATGTTTTTAATGTTTTTGGGTTACCTATTTTAGAAATTACATTGTTTGCTTTGTCAGTTATCGTATCCTGACCTATCTGTTTTTGACCTTTAAAAAAGTCTTGTTCTAAAGCAGTGTCATCTATTGTAGTTGAAAACGATTTTCTACCGCTTTCAAGATATTCTCTATCTTGACTTCTTAAATATTTTTTTAAATCATCTTCATCTTTAAAATTATGTTTATCTAAAAATTTATTTGCTATATTTTCATTAATCTCATTATCTGTTGATTCATTTAAAGTTTGTAAAAGTTTTCTTCTTAACACAATCTTTTTATCGTCAGCATCCGTAGAACGAGCTTTAGGTCTAGCAGTACTTTTAAAATTTTGCTTTACAATTTGTTGTGCAACCTGAGCAACAGGTTTATCGGGATTCTTTGCTTCAGCAATATCTGAATCAATTTTATCAGCTATTACATTTTCAGCATTTTCTACATTTCCGTTGTAAGCTTTTAAAAGTTCAGAAGCTTGTGCATAAGCATTTGCACCAAATTCATCTATCAAAAAATATATTTTATTAATATTTTTGTACCCTAAACTCTTTATTTTTTCAACTTTTTCAAGAGTACTGGCACGTTCAGAAACAATTTTTTGAGTTTGTTCTAATGATCTTCCTACTTGATTACTTATATTATCTGGATTACTTACTACTTTACTCACAAGTGCATATTCGTTTCCTAAATCTGTATTTTGAATCATAAGATTAACTATTGTATCTTGACCAAGCCTAGCAGGAGTTTGTTGATATGCGTTTAGAATAGCTCCTCTGTATGACCTAACACCTTCTGATTTTGAACTTCCACTTGTATGTCCGATTAATTCATCTGCTACAGAAGTACCAGCTTCAACTTCCGTAGCAGTAAACACAAACTTTCTTAAAACATTATGAGTTAGGCTAACATTTTTTGGTGTTTTTCTTCCACTTTGATCAGTATCAAAATATCTGTTTACTTCTGATTCGGATGTTTCGGGACCAACTTTACTTTGTAGATAAGTAAGATCATACTGCGGTAAAGGAATATTTAAATCTTTAAAAACTTGTGTCATTATATTAAAATAATGCTGTTCTATTCTTCTAGCAGCACTTTCAGGAAATATTACATTTTTATTTTTCCAAGTAGGATTTCCGTTAGCTTTTTCTATAGCAGCTACTTTTCTAGCATCGTCAAGTATACTCCACAAAACAGGATTAAAAGGATACATTTTAGGTCTTGCTTTATTTCCTATGTATACAGTATGAGTTAAGTCATCAAAAGCTCCTACTAAACTTTGCCCAGTTCTTATCATTTTGTAAAGATCAGTAGAATCAATCATTAAAGCTTTAATATCTGGACCTCTAAGACCTGTTATGGCACTTAATTGAAGATGTGCTTTTACTAATGAATCAGGAACACCTTGTACTTTAATATTTGAAGCGTCTATTCTTTCTAGAGTTTCATTCAAAGCTTGATGAAATCTATGAATTTCAGGTAGATTAATTATTCTTTGACTTTTTCTATCTGTTAAATCAAAGCCTGTTGTTTTAGGTGCGTGAGGAAAATTAGAATCGCCAGAATACTCATTCTGATTATTTAGATTAATATCACGCCAAACTTCAAAACTATTGTTTTCTGCTCCAAAAGCTTCAGATAATATAGGGCTTATAGTAGAACCCATAATATTACGATTAGTAACAGGGTATTTTACTTTGTTTCCTTTTTCATTTACATCCCAGCCTTGCAACACTTGATCAGATTCAAAAATATCGCTTAATATTTCATCGCTGTTCAATTGATCTAATGTTACTTTATCTACGTCTATAAATTTTTTAAGAAGTTCTAGAGATTTATTGTATGTTTTCTCGCCTTTCCAATTAGTTTTTGTTTTTTCAGCTTTTCTTAAAGATATGTATCTTTCAAACGCTTGCCTAACAGTAAGCTTTTTACGAGTTTCAATCTCGCGAGAAACACCTCTTTTTTCAATAAAACCTTGAGCCATGATCAGCAATCAAACTTCTTATACAGTACTTCCATTCTTGCAGCATCCAGTTCAGCACTAGGAACAGCAGAACGTGTCTTTTTTTCTTCGTACTCCGTTTCATTATATGGGTAAGGTCTTTCTTCACCCATATCGTAAGGATTGAAGTTAAAGTTGTTCAAGCTTGTACCAAAAGAATGAATCATAAAAGGAATGTGGTGCGTAGTAGTTTTTTTCTTAGCCATATTTAATATCCAAACACTTCGTTAGAGGGTTCAAATGATTGTTGTTGTTTAATAGAGTTGAACATAGAACTGGTTACATGGCCGGTCTGGCGCGTCATGCACATGTATCGTAGGGCATCATACGCATGATCCTCTGCTTTAGTGTCTACGTCCTCTGAATTAGTGCGAGACAAAGGCAGAGTAGGAAGAGTGCGTATAAGGTTTGTACAAGTGCTAAAGATACGCAAACCGTGTCCACCTTTAGAGCTTAGTGGCTTGTCTTCATCAAGTCTTCTGTGAAGTTCGATTTTCCCGGCCATGCGATTTCTGTCCGCTGGTATAAATCTAGCACCATTACGGATCATTGTTTCAGCTATACTTGGTCCTGTGCCGTGCTTTGACCAACAAGACCCGTCAAGAACATTTTGCGTCATAGGAGGATCATCATGCTCTAAAGCAAGAATAAGACTTGCTAGGCTTTCTCCTGTATGTCCTTTTTCGTACAATTCTCTATATACCCAGATTGTTCCGTCCCAATCTACCGCACCCCATAAAACACAACTAGGGCTACTGTAGCCGTAATCCATTGCTCGTATACGGGGCCAGCTAAAGGGAACTTCAAATGGTTCAACAACATGTACTGATCTATCGAACTCATAAAATGCTGCTCCTTCTGCAACATCCCAATCTCCTTCAAGTAACCTACGTCTTTCAACTTCAGGAAGACTGAGAAGCATTGATTCATATTCACCTGACTCCGATAGATAAGGATTATCTGTTAGTCTTGCAGGAATAAACTTTCTTTGAAACAAGGGTTGTTGTGTTCTTGGATTTGTTAAAGTTCTTCCTGTTTCTGGATCAACCGCCCAAAACGGTGTATTTGGCGGTACAGGATCAATAAACATCTTTTTAATCCACCATCCGCCTTGACCACCGGGGTTAGCTGACGCTCGCATATAAGTTTCTATGCTTGGGTCCGTAGTTCGTAAGCGACTTCGTAAATATGTCCACACATACGGTGTAGGATAATGTCCTAGCTCATCAACACCAATCCAAGTGAAAGCTTGTCCTTGATATCGTGTTACGTCGTGATCTTTGTCTACGTAGCTGAACATTGCTGTTGCACCGCTTGGAAATATCCACGTAGACTTTGATTCTCTGAATACTGCTCCGTTAAACGCTTTAGGATAAAGTTTTCTTGATTGTTCGATTAGTTCCGTAAGTTCTGCAAGTGTTCTTCTTAGTAAAAGGGCTTTGTGATTAGGATTATTCGCATAGCGCAGGAGATCAACAAGCATCGCGTATGATTTACCACCGCCCGCAGCACCCCCGTAAAGGACTTCTTTTTCCGGTGCCGCAAGAAAGTCTGTCTGTGGACCCTCATTGGGTCTGAATACGAGTTCTGTGTCGTCCTCAAGGTTCTGTCGTACAGAAGCGGGTAAATTGTTAATGAGATCATCGTCTATGACTCCACCTTGCTTTGATACTTTGTCAGCAGTCTTGATACTTTCTTTCTTTGCAGTGAGTTTTTCAAGACTTTTTTGTGCGCGTTCTACGTTTTGTTTTTGTCTTTTTAATTTACGCCTTGCTTCAACTCGCTTCTTTTGAACGCTTGATTGTTGATATTTACCCTTTTCACCGGGTTTTAGCTTTGGTCTACCTCTTTGAGCCATAATGTACTATTTGTATTTAGCGCGACGAATTTTATTTGAATACGGTTTAATGAAACCTCCTTTATTTAATTTTTGAGGCTTCTTTTTTTTTGTTGGTTCTGTCGAAAAACGAGATTGTTTATCTAATTCTTTCTCAGATACTTCAGTTAACTTAATTATGTAATCAACCCATCTTTTTTCTTTTCGACTAAGATTTCTACTATAAGGATACGGAATATCTTTTTGACGAGATATGACTCCCATAGCAATCCTCGCTACAGGCCAACTTACAGGACTGTCACTTACAAAGTTTAATTTTTTTAAGGCAGGCGCAACTGGTCTTGCAGTTCCTAGTCTTTTGTAAAATTGCATAGAATCCAACACTTGCATCACATCTTCTTCCGAAAAATTTCCTTTTGGCAACTTGCCTTGTTTTTTAAGATATTTAAATCCTGCGTGTCCAAACTCATGTGATTCTGCCTCATTAATGCTCATTTTTTGTAATCTTGAAGCTTCTTCGTCAGTAAGGTTGCTTAATTTTCCGCTACGAGCCAAATCCCTAAAATCGGAAGTGTTTACATGAACCCTACCTTCTTTAGAATCGTAAGTACCTCGCGTGCCGGTGCCATATATTGGGTTTTTAGCATAATCCCCCATAATTTGATCTGGTGGTAAAAAGCTTCCTTTTGGGACGGGAGAAGCTGTTACAGCAGAATAAAATTTTGAAAGATCACCTTTATGTCTGTTTCTTAGATTAATAAACCCTAAATAACTTAAAGGATTAAAATAAGTGTCATTTACTCTTTCTGCTGTAAACTCTACATCAGCTAACTTTTCAGCGTCTTTCGACATAATCAGTACTTATAAGTAGCCTTACGTCCTGATACTTTACCACCGTGTGCGTAGCGTTTGTTGTGGCTTGCGTAGACTTTACCGCCGCCCATGTACTTTTTTACTTTACCGCCTTTTTTAAATTTTCTATCTGAAAATCTTGCAGGCGATGGTTCTGCATCGCCTGTAGCTAAAGGATCGCGTTCTTCAAATCTAAGTTTTAATTCTAAATTTATCGCTCTTAATTCACTTTGCAGTTTAGGTAAATCTGAATTATCGCCAGCACCCTGTTTTTTCATTGAGGCTATTTTTTTTCGTAATCTCTGCGATTTATTAATAAGACTTTGATCAGTTTCTTGTGTCATTGCATTGTCTCCCCCTCTAAGGTAACATCTTTAAGTTCATTTTTAGCAGGAAGCAACACAACACCATGTACAACCTGTCCTGTAACTTCTTGTGTTTGTTTCTTTGACACACCAATACGGTCCAGAATAGACTCAGCAGCCTTCATACGCATGTCCATCTGGTTAAGCGGCGTAGTTCCATCAGCGTCTAAGCCTTCTACGATTCTTGTTGCTGCTTTGACGCCATTTACAGCCAAATAGTCCTTTGTACGCGCTGCAATCTCTTCTCTCATCGACTGCATAAGCTTTGATCTGGATGTGTTATATCCTGCTGTACGCATAGCTTCGCTTATTTTTCCACCATTATCAAACAAAGCATCCAGAAAAGCAGCTTGCTTCTCTGTCAGCTTACGTTTTGGATCGGTACGAAACGGAGTACCAGCTACTGCTTTACCGGACATATTATCTCCATATATCTGAAATTATTTCGTGTCCACACATTGAACAAAGATTGTTTTCTACATCTTCAAGAAAAAAAGTGTGATCACAATTAGTACACTGTCTAAATTTTCTATCTTCAAAGCCGTCGTCGTGTTCAGGATTAAGCCAAGATGGATGTATGCTGTCGTTAACCGTCATTTGATGAATTAAGGTCTTCTGATGATTTATTGCAGTTACAGGTTTCATTGGTACACATATGCTTGCAAGTACATCCTTTGCACCCTTCGCAGTGACAGTAAGGATTTTTACACGCTTTAGATGTCATACGTATAACCATTTCTAATAAACAATCTAGTTCTTTCATTCATACGCTTGGTCTTTGTAAAGCAATCACAAACCCAAACGGATTGCTGTCACTGAAGATATGGTTAACTTGCAATATGAAAGTTTCTCTTTTTAAGTGATCTTTGTACGAAAGAAGAACCTTGTCAACTTGAAACTGTGTAGGACGCATAAAAGATACACACCTACCTTGTTGCAGTAAAGCCTGTACAAAAGAAGCACCATTTTCAAAGCTTATTGTGTCTTGTCTTGCTACTTCAAGAATAGTCTCTTCACTTAAACACACAATGTTGGAGGTTATAGTGTCGTCTTTCTTCCACGCTTCAGCGGAACTAGTAACACTGCTGAAAAACACAATAATACAAGAAATAAATAAAAATAAAACTAATCTTGCTTTAAACATCAGTTTCTCTCTTGTCCGCTTTTTTGGCTTAAATAGTGTCGATCAATCCTTTCTCTCTTATTTGTGCTTTCGTTTGAGGAGATATGATTCCAAGACTACTATTTTTACCTTAATTATACATTATAACAACAATTTAGCACTTTGTCAAGTAAAAAATGCACTAAAAAAGTACAGTTTCAAGTAAGTCATTGATTATAAAAGAAAACAAAATTAAAAAAAAATAAAAAAATATGTCCCTTTCTAGTAATGGAAAGTGGTGGGTATTGGTGCTATTTAAAAAATATGTCCTAGTAATGGAAGGGGAGGGTGGATGCTTTTTAAAAAAAAATAACATTACGTGCATTTTTTACTTGACAAGATGCTATTTCATGTGTATAATAGGAGGTA